CCTTTTTCTCGAAGTTTGCGAGAGATACAAGGAGAAACCACGAACATCGAAGAGATGAAACGAGATAATTATATTTTCGAATACTATCAGAAAATTAAAGATGGCACGATTGTTGTTGGCAAGTGGATCATGCTTTTAATGGAGTATATTGTCAACGGATTGGAGAAAAAGGAGTTCTTTTTTGATAAAAAGAAAGCAAATCGTGCTGTTGAATGGATTGAAGAGCATTGTTTTCATACAGAAGGCAAACTTGCTCCGAATAATCTGAAGTTGGAGTTGTGGCAGAAAGCATTTATCTCTTGTTTGTTCGGAATTGTTGATAAGAACGGTTTAAGACAGTTCAGGGAAGTTGTTCTTGTAGTTGGTAGAAAAAATGGTAAATCTTTGATTGCTTCTGCGATTGCAAAATACGTTTGGATGGTTGATGGCGGATTTGGAACAAAGATATACAACATTGCTCCGAAATTAGACCAAGCATCAATCATTTATAGTAATATCTGGCAGATGGTCGCTCTTGATCCTGAATATAAACAGATGAAAGAGGATTTGTCAGAGCGTGATGCACATAACAAGAAAGTCAAAGATGATTCGATGCTTCCAAAGTTGCGTCAATCTGATTTGTATATACAAGGGACAAACAGCCAAGTCAAAAAAGTTGCTTTTGCTGTTAAGAGTTCCGATGGTTTTAATCCTAGTCTTTGCATATGCGATGAAATTGCAGCATGGAAGGGCGATGAAGGATTAAAGCAATATGAAGTTTTCAAAAGTGGTATGGGAGCACGTGAAGAGCCTATTCTTTTGTCGTGTACCACTTCCGGCTATGTTAATGATTCAATCTATGATGAGATTATAAAGAGATCCACAAGATTTTTGTTAGGCGAGAGCAAAGAAAAAAAGCTCTTGCCTTTTTTATACATGATTGAAGATATCGAGAAATGGAATGACATTCAGGAGTTGCAGAAGAGCTTGCCGAATCTGGGTGTTAGCGTTTCTATTGATTTCATGCTTGAAGAGATTGCTATTGCGGAAGGTTCTGCTAGTAAGAAGGCAGAGTTCCTTTGTAAATATTGCAATATCAAGCAGAATAGTTCACTTGCATGGCTTCCTGCATCGGTGGTTCAAGGAATGTGCGGAGAACCTCTTGATTTGAATGATTTCCGTGGATCATATTGCGTTGCTGGATTGGACTTGTCCCAGACAACAGACTTGACATCGGCTTGCGTGATTATTCAGAAAGACGGTCAATTGTATGTCTTCAGTAAGTTTTGGTTGCCGAATGAAAAGATTGACGAAGCGAGTCAAAGAGATGGCTTGCCATATAACATATACATTCAGCGTGGATTGCTTGAAGCGTCTGGAGACAATTTTGTTGATTATCACGATTGTTTCAAGTGGTTGACGATGCTTATTAAAGAATATGAGATTCTTCCGCTAATGGTCGGATATGATAGATATTCCGCACAATATTTGGTGCAGGATTTAAACACATACGGATTTCAAACAGATGATGTATTTCAGGGAGACAATCTTTGGGGAGTCCTTCAAGAAGAAGAAGGATTATTCAAAGATGGAATTGTTCATATTGGTGACAACGATCTTTTGAAAGTTCATTTGTTAAATTCTGCAATCAAAATGAATGCAGAGCGTGGAAGAGGAAGACTTGTGAAGTTGAATGCTTCAAGTCACATAGATGGAGTCGCAGCATTGACAGATGCTTTTTGTGTACGTCAGAAGCACTGGGGCGATTTAGGAGATAGATTAAAAAATGAGGACTAGAAGTCATGGGATTATTTGACGCAATATTCAAAAACAGACCAAGAGTCACATCAAAACAGGAAACATTGTTCAAGATGTTGGATGGTTACACTCCAAGATTTACAACTTGGGGTGGTTCGATTTATGAACAAGAGTTGATAAGAGATGCGATAAACGCAAGAGCAACTCACATAAGCAAATTGAAGTTTGAGAGTCAAGGATCAGGAAAACCAGCATTGCAAAACAAACTTCAAAAAGCTCCGAACGCATTCCAGAGTTGGTCACAGTTCCTTTACAGACTGTCAACCATATTGGATGTTCACAACACAGCATTCATAGTTCCTATTTATGACCAGTTTGGAGAAATAAGTGGAATATATTGCGTACTTCCAAATAATTGTGAAATTCGTCAATTTGGTGGCAAACCTTACCTTGTTTATGATTTTAGACAGAACGGCAAGGCTGCTATTGAATTGGAATATTGTGGAATCATGACAAAGTATCAATACAAGTCAGATTTCTTTGGAGAAAACAATACACCACTTGAACCGACACTTGATTTGATTCACATTCAGAATCAAGGCATCGAGGAAGGTGTTAAATCCTCTGCAACATATCGGTTCTGGGCGAAGGTCAACAACTTCAGCAAAACAGAAGATTTGAAGAAAGAACGTCAGAGATTCAGCGAAGAGAATTTCAGCAGAGATGCAAACGCTGGTGGAATCTTGTTGTTCCCGAATACATATTCTGAAATCAATCAGGTTAAAGCGCAGCCATTTATTGTTGATGCCGATCAGATGAAACAAATCAAGGAAGGTGTTTACGATCATTTCATGGTGAATGATGACATCCTTCAAAACAAGGCATATGGCGATGCATGGTCAGCATTTTATGAAGGAGCAATTGAGCCGTTTGCGATTCAGTTTTCTGAAGTGGTCACAAAGATGTTATTCACTTTGACAGAACAGAGCTTTGGAAACAAAGTCATGTTGACATCTAATAGACTTCAGTACATGACAAATGCTGATAAGTTGAATGTATCAAGTCAACTTGCAGATAGAGGAATTATGAACCGTGATGAAGTTCGTGAGATTTGGAATCTTCCGCCTTTACCGAATGGCGAAGGACAAGCTTACATCATTCGTGGTGAATACTGGAATGCAAACGAGAAGATAAATGAGGAGAACAGCGATGAGTAAAACGATTGAGGAGAAATTAACAGAAGGCAGGATGTATCGTTATATGAATAGCTTCGAAGTCAGAGCGAATGAAAACGGTTCTGATGAGATGATTGCTGAAGGTTATGCAACGACATTCAATGAACCATATGAGCTTAGGCAATGGGATGATTGGGATGGCTACAGAGTACACTTTGTAGAAGTAATAGATCCCGATGCATTCAAAGAAACAGATATGTCTGATGTCATAATGCAATACAATCACGAAGGTCGTGTTTTTGCCAGAACAAGCAATAATACATTGTTGCTCAAAACTGACAATCACGGCTTATTTGTTAGGGCGAATCTTGGCGGAACAGAAACCGGAAGAGGTCTGTACGAAGAGATAAAAGGCGGATATACAAACCGCATGAGTTTTGGCTTTACAGTTTCTAAAGATTCTAGAACGGAAGAGAGAGACGATGAAAACAAAGTCAGAACGATAACACGTACCATCACAGGAATCAAAAAGCTTTGGGATGTTTCAGCTGTTAGCATTCCGGCGAATGATGGAACGGAAATTTCAGCAAGAAGTTGGTGTGACGGAGTGATCGCAGAACTTAAAGAGGAGTTCTTAAAAGCTGAAGAAGTAAGAAAGAAGAAACAACGTATCCGCATATTAGCGGAAATGTAAACACAAGCAAAGGAGAAAAATCATGGAATTAAAGGACATGACAATTGAGCAGCTTGAAGAGCGCAAAAAGGCAATTGCTTCAGAAGTAGAAACAGAAGGAGCAGATCTTGACGCACTTGATAGCGAAGTAAAATCAATCAACGCAGAACTTGAAGCTAGAAAAGCAGCAGAAGCAAAGAAAGTTGAAATCAGACAGGCAGTTGCACAGGGAGCAGGAACAGTTGTTGAGGCTGCTCCAGTAGAGGAGAAAAGAGAAATGAAAGACGTAGCAGAGATCAGAAATTCTAAAGAATACATCAATGCATATGCAGACTACATCCGCACAGGCAAAGATGCAGAGTGCAGAGCACTTTTAACCACAAATGCAACAAGCGGAACAGTTGCTATACCTGACATGGTATACGACATTGTAAAGACCGCTTGGGCAAAGGAAGGCATAATCTCAAGAGTTAAGAAGGCTTATATCAAGGGCAATCTTAAGGTTGGATTCGAGATTAGCTCAACAGGTGCTGCTATACATACAGAAGGTGGTGCAGCAGTTACAGAGGAAACACTTGTACTTGGTACAGTAACGCTTGTTCCTGAAAGCATCAAGAAGTGGATATCACTTTCTGATGAAGTAATGGATCTTCGTGGTGAAGCATTCCTTCAGTACATCTATGATGAACTTGCATACCAGATTGCAAAGAAGGCAGCAGACGAAGTTGTTTCAAAGATTGTTACTAGCGGAACACAGTCTACATCAACAGCAGTTGGTGTTCCTGTTATCACAGCAACAGCAATCAGCATTGATCTTGTTGCACAGGCACTTGGTCAGCTTTCTGATGAAGCAAACAATCCTACAATCATGATGAATAAGGCTACATGGTCAGCATTCAAGGCTGTTCAGTACGCAAACCATTACGGTGTTGATCCATTTGAAGGACTGGATGTTGTATTCAACAATACAATCAAGTCATTTGCAGCAGCATCAACAGGCGATACATTTGTTATCGTTGGCGATCTTGGTCAGGGTGCACTCATCAACCTTCCTAATGGCGAAGGCATAGAGTTCAAGTTCGATGACAAGACAGATATGACAAAGGATCTTGTAAGAGTTCTTGGTCGTGAATACATGGGCATTGGCATCGTTGGTCCTGATTCATTTGTTAAGATCGTAAAATAATTAATCGAAAGGATAATTCATGGATAAAAAAATACTAATCGCAGTACCTTGTATGGACTTGGTTCAAGCGAGCTTTGCTCAATCATTGGCTTCACTTAATAAGGTTGGACAATGTGCGGTGGCATTCAACGCTTGTTCGTTGATATATGATTCACGCAATAAACTTGCAGCAAAGGCTATGAAAGACGAGTTCGACTATGTGTTGTGGCTAGATTCTGACATGGTTTTTAGTCCAGACATTTTGCAGAAATTGATCGCTGATGATAAAGACATGGTGAGCGGATTATATTTCCGTAGAACTTCGCCTTATACACCTGTCATATTCAAGGATTCTGAATTAAAGGATGGGCGATTGGTATGGTCTGATTACACAGATTATCCAAAAGGAGAATTGTTCAAAGTTGCCGGAGCAGGATTCGGATGCGTCTTAATGAAGACAGACATGATATTTGATATGATTGGCAAATATGGGGACTGGTTTACTCCGCTATATAATAGCGGAGAAGACTTGTCCTTTTGCTATCGTGCAAGAGAGTTAGGCTATGAGATATGGTGTGACTCTCGTATCAAATGCGGTCATATGTCTCATCAGATGATAACAGAAGACTTCTACGAAGCATTCAAAGGAGATTAATTATGAAAGCAAAAGTAGTTATACCGTTTTTTGATGAAAACGGACTCCACAGGATAGGCGATGTGATTGAGACTGCATCTTTGAACAGATATCTGGACAAGTATGCGGACAAATCTGCTAAAAAGGTGGAGCAGACATTAGAAGCGGAAACGCAAATCGCAGAAGCGGAAACGCAGATGCACAAAAAGAGGATAAAGAAAAATGCTTGAGAAAGTAAAACTTGCTTTAAGAATAACAACAAACATATTTGATTCGGAGCTTAATGATTTAATTGACGCAGCGAAGATTGATCTTGGAATTGCCGGAGTAGTTCTTCCGTCAACACTTGATGCTATATGCGAACGAGCAATCATAACATATTGCAGAGTCAACTTTGAAGATCCGAAAGATTATGACAGGCTCAAAGCAAGTTATGATGAGCAGAAAGCTCAACTTTCAATGTCAAGCGATTATACAAATTATCAGGTGAATTGATATGTATTCAGAACAGATTGAATTAGTTGTTCAATATAAGACAACAACGCAAAGCGGAGTTGAGATTGCAGAAAGTACGGCAACAATTCTGGGAAAGAAAAAATCTGTTAATAGGACAGAGTTCTATGCAGCATATGGTGTCGGACTTCGCTTGAGTCACATTTGGGAGATAATACCCGAAGAATTCACGCTTGCAGACGTTACTGTTAATGGTAAGACATATCATGCAACGCACATCAGATACAATGGCGAACTTTATGAGATTGTCAGAACGTATCAGGTGAATGAATACGCTTTAGAAATTACGGTGCAATAATATGAGCGATTTCAAGATTGTCGATGATTTTCAAGAACAATGGTCGGACATTGAAAAATATGTTGGATCATTGCAAGACAAAATCACAGATGAGAAAAAACTGAAAGAGTGTTTGAGAGAAATCGGCAAGCATATTGCTCGATTTGTGAAACAGTTCGCTCCGCCCAGAACAGATCATCCGTCTTATTCGGATGCAGGAAAAGCCAATTACAAACACATTGTTGATGATGTCAAAGTTTCGATAAAAAAGAACAAGTTCACTAAACAAAGTTATGTATCTGTTCATGGTGGTAAATGGACAGGTTACAAATGGTTGTGGGTGAATGACGGACACGTTATGAAAGACGGCACATGGGTTGCCGGAAATCACTTTCTTGACAAAGCCGAGAAAGCGTCTGAAGACGGAATAAACGACATTGTTGATAAATACATCGAGGAAGTATTCAAATATGGCTAGTTTTAATTTAAAAGAGTTTATACGCTCATCCTTACAAATTCCATATATCGAGCCGAATCATGCTGTTATGGATGGTTCATTTACGATAGAGCCATATATAACATCGAGTTTGATTGGTAGCGGTACGGTGCAGAATGTTGCTTTAAATAGCACAGTTAATTTGTTTTACAAATCGCAAACAGATGCGGTCAGCAATGGCATTGCACTTTTTAAAGCATTAAATGATGAGTCGGGAGTCTTCTGCGAAGATCCTGATTTTACATATGAGAACGAATCAAATTTTTGGCGAACCACTCTATCGGTTCAGGAGGTTTTAAATGACTAACACAAGCAAGAGATCTTACAAGATCAATATCAAAAATCCTGTTTATTGCATAGTCACAGCAGATACTTCCGAAGGAACAACATATGGTGATGTCAAATCTCTTGGAGAAGCTCAACAGGCTCAAGTCACAGCGGTAAGCTCAACAGGTCAGCTTTATGGTGACGGAGCAATCGTTGACAGCTCTTCAAAGTTGACAGGCTTAACACTTGTTCTTTCAACAACAAAGATTCCTGTTGAAGCAATTGCTGACATCTATGGATATACAGTTACAAGCGGAGTTGTTCAGAAGAGAGCAGGACAGCAAGCAAATTACATAGCGGTTGGTTACGAAGTAGAGCAGACCACAGGCGATAGCGAGTACATTTGGCTACTCAAGGGAAGACCGCAGCCATTGAATGACGATGTTTCACAGAGTGAACAGAACGTCAACTATTCAACGGATCAGATGACTGTTGATTTTGTCAGAAGAATATCTGATGAGATGCTTGAGTATTATGCAGATGCAGCTAATGCTGATTTCACAGCTTCACAGGCTGCTGCATGGTTCACACAGGGACCGTCAAGCATTGTTACTCCCACTCCGTAATTATTCAAACATAAGGGACAGGAAGTAAAAATCTTGTCCCTTTTTTTATTATGAAAGGAAATATGATGGTAACAATTAATGTCAAACCTGTTCCAGAAATTTTGATTAAATTTACGGACAGGGATTACATTTGCACATTTAATATGATTGCAATGGCGAATATGCAAGAAGCAATGGGAACACTAGAGAATGAAGAAAACATTGCAAATATATCTCCAGCGCATATGTGTGCATTTGTTTTGTATTCAGGCATAAAGGCAAACGATGAAACATTTACGATGGAAGAAGCAAAGGCATTAGCAATGCAGATAGGTCCGGCTTCATATGGCGAGATCATAGGAATGTTTAATGAAGCCGTAAGCGATTCCATGAATGAAAAGGACAAGAAACTACTAAAAAAAATGTTAGCCCAGAAGATGTTCGGATCAAAGAAGTAAATCTTTGTATTGATGAAGCTTATTACTTGATTAAACGTAAGTTTCATATGTCAGATGCAGAGTTCTGGGCGAGTAGTTACAGAAAGATAAATTATTTGATAATGAAGTTA